ATCCTATAAGTAAGCGCCTCAGCCATGGTCTTAAACATATAAAGGCTACCATCAAGAATATGACGAGTAGCTGTATTTGAATTAAGAGCCGCAAGTTTTTGTACACCAATTAATGCTCGTGGGTCAGGGTCAGAGCCATCACGGGCCTCGTTAAGACCTGTTACCGCACGAATCATATCAAGGTAGTGGTTGTAGTTATAGATTAACATCTGTGCCTTTGATGCACCTGAGTTACTATTTAATTCTTGGATTGGAACACGGGCATTATTGAACTCGCCGTCCTGCGTATAGCTACGACCAATAACACTACCTGTTTGGAAGTATAGTCGTAATGCATCCTCAGGATTGTAAGCCTGTCCTGTACCAAGGTCAACTTCATTGAGACCATCAGCGTCAATAAATACACCATCAGGTACAACACGAGAAATAACCTGCTGTAGCTTCAGGTGGGTAAGCTGAATCAAGTCTGCAAATGGAATCATTCTGCGAACTAATGACTCAATCACACCTTTATACATACGAGGTGCAACAGCAACATAGTTTGGAAGCGCATGCTGAGTAGCTGACTTTGGTCTAACCATATTCTCAGACATCTGCCACTTAAGGAGGATATTGGTACCCATGACCATTATTCCTTCATACCAAACATCAATAGTCTTCTCTACCTTCTCAAAGCGTCCTTCTTCCATCATCTCCACAGGAGGATTGAAGTTCTCGTCTTTTTCAATCATTCTAACACTACCATTGTCAAGGACTTTCCTTTTGTATACAATTTTTTTAGTAGTCTTATAGTTAAAGTAAAGAAGAGTACACGTATCACGGTAAAAAATATTATTCTCATAAAACTGAGCTACATTATAGTAGTCATACCAACTTTGGCTATATTTTGAAATCTTCTCTAAATCCTCTTTAGTTAAAGATTGGTCAATCTTGTAAAGCTCTATAATTGGAAGTGTCTTAATCTCACCCCAATAGAAACAGTCTCTAAAGTATGGGTCTTCAGTATAGCTATAAACAATGTTAGCAGGGTCCACATAAGATATCTGAACACCGGCTGCCGGAAGGAACTCGTGCTTCTCAACAGCAATACCTAATGTCATTAGGTCATACTCACACTGCTTTCTTACATAGTCATAGTGATTCTCTTCAAGAATGGTATTGATAGCCTCCTCTTCAGCAATCTCGATAGCAGGCTTATAATTAAGCTGCATATAGAGTGATAGCTCTTCGTCTGTTGCAGGAAGCTCATCAGGATTCATGACAAATGGGTCGACACCTGTGTTTTCTTGGATATTAGTCAACAGGTCTTTAGCAACCATCTGACCTTCAATCATATCTTGATACTTGCTACGCTTTGCCTGAGACATAGCATCCTGAGAATATGCCTTAACCTTAAACAGACGGTCAGACATACCGTTAACAACGATATCAACAAACTTAGGGATAATAGGAACGGGAGTCCAATCCAAGTTAATATAAGAAAGGTCACCATCAATAGCAAGCTCTTCTTTATACTTCTGAATAGGCTGCTCACCCCTTGCGTATAATCTCAATCTATGGAAATCTCTCCATTGACTGTAGTATCTACATTGGTTACCATCTTTTCTAAACCACTCGTATTGGATGGCCTGTCCAACTTGGAGACCAAACTCGAGGGTTGCTTTCTCTGCATCAGTTGCGAATTGACTCGGAAATGATGTAGATGATATGTTTACGATTACTTCTTTCATGTATTCAAGGAGCTAATATTCCCTTTATTATTATATGTAGCAAATTTAATGCTTATTTTTGACTCTTTTCTCTCGGGTTGATATAAGTGCTTCTGACAGGCCATAATAGCCAATCCTGAGCTAATTGTAGCATCATACATCGTTCTGTCACTCACATCAAATTTAGCCCAATCTTCAAGCGTTCTAGTGAACGGCATATATCCCATCTCATCCTCGCTTATCATCCCTACATGTTTCTCTATGTAGGATTCAACTGCAGCAGCGTGAGCCTGCTTTACATCCTCAGATGAGTTTGGTATACCACCTAGTTCACGCTCTGTCTTTGATAGCTTATTGTATGTCTTGTCAGGCCTATTGATACAGAATCCACGGTACCCCCTGTTCTTGAAGTGATATAGCAAACGTGGTTTGTTGTTTTCAATCAGAATCGGCATACCATAAAACACACAGGCCATCAATACCTCTTCAAAGAATATCTCTGCAGTCTGAGGTCTAGCAATATATTCTAGAAAGAACTGATTAATAGGAGCCTCATCCATGTGGAACTTTGTAAGTCCATGGAGTGCACCATTAGACCCACGTCCTACAACAACACCTGAGATGTCATAGGAGTCACAACCAAATGCACCGATGTGCTCATTGCCCGGGTATCTAATACCATTCTTCTCATATACTTGATTCTGAAGTGCTTTCCCCGGAGTCCAACTAACTAGAAATCTACCTCTAGTGTCAGGAGTAAATATAACCTGAGTATCTTTAATACCATCCTTCCAACTAAAGCTACCTCTAGTTAAGTGATGCTCTTTAATTAAAGTGTCATTGTAGTCAATCTGCTGATATATCTTAGTAAGATTAAATAGTGCTGCCTTTGACTCATCACGGAATGCGTGTGACTCTGAGCGAGGGAACTGACGATAATACTCATTGAGCGCATCAGGGTCATTCTTTAGTGACTCAACCTCAGCCTCCCAATAGTCAATAGCTCCGTTCATTATCCAATTACCATCAATACCTCTTACAGGCTGAGAAGGCTTGCGAAGAACAGGCATGCCATAGATATCAATAAAGCCCTCCATGTTCCACTCCATTGGAATGAATAGGGAATATAGACCTGACTTTGTCTGACCATTAGCATTACGAGTGCTGACCCTTGAGTCTTCATATAAGTCCTTGAAGTTCTGACCACCCTTAGCTAATGCATTTGATGTAGAGCCCATCATACACTTACCAATAATCTTGCTACCCAAACGCAAACACGTCTTTGTTACACGCCAATTGTTCAAGATGTTATTAGGCTTTATCCACTTACCGCTCTCATCATGGGCCAACATCAATAGCTTCTCACCATCGTATGAGTTGTCTTCTGTGTTCTTCCAATCTATTGTCGTATCAAGACCTTCAACATCTTCTCCGTCAACATCATGCATGTTCTTCTTGGTAATCTTTGACGCAGGAACACGGTAGGCAAGCTCAGTCTTTGGCTTATCCATACCGTCCATTACAGGCTTGAAGAAGAAAGGTAAGTTACTGTTGATAGGTACAACCTTGTCAGTAAACATCTTTTTAGCATCGGCACCTGTCTTTGATAGGATACCAACCCTTGCATCTTTAGCAAGAGTTCCAATGTTTACACATTCAGAAGATGACATAAATGAGAATCCTGAACGGCGAATCTTAAGGTATACCATTCCGAATGAGCGGTTATCTGCCCGGCATGCCTCCCAAAATATATACAGAATCCTATTGGCCTCACGGAAGTCAGGATACCCAACATCAATCTTAGACCACTGAAGGTACATATAATGAGAGCCTGTGATGTAGGTAGGCTTACCATTATTCATGAACCAAAATCCGTTCTCTCTACGGTCAAACTCTTCTTCGATATAGTCAACATACCTAGCCTTAAACTCCTTTGGCATCTCATGCCACTGAAATATAGACTGAATGCGTCCTAGTTGAGGCGGAAGGTCTTCTCTCTCCCAATATTGTTCTGATGCTTTATTGTGTCTTTGAAGACACTCCTTTGGGGCTAGTGGTAGCGCTACCTTAAGTCCTGATATCTCAAAAACCTCACCAATCTGACCTGTCTTTGATATAATTACCATGTCATGCTCAGGGTCATAGCCATATACCCAACTATGGTTTCTATTCTTTGTAGATAGTACCTTACTTGGAATGTGGTTATCTATAACTTTGCAAAGGCTATTTAGCTCTTCGCTCAGCCCAACCTTGTTTGCTGTCAACTTTTGCTGAGTCATGTGTAGCTTCTTGTAGGTTTGTTTTTTCTGCTTCTATCTTGTTAAGGATGTCGAATGCGTCAAATATAGCTAATCTCTTTGATGCCGCAGCATTCTTTAGTTTGTCTGCAGCCAAATCATCTTCAGCATCAACTTTGATGATGTCCTCTTTGGCAACCTTAATCAATTGCTCAACCGCCTTGTATCCGGCATCAATAATCTTAAGTCTTAGTTCTCTAGGGCTCATAATTTGATTGTTATTTGATGGTCGTATATTCTGTACAACTTTTCTTCATCTACAATGAACTCATACTCGCTGTCAGGCTTGAAGCATACCTTATCTCCTGACTTAATACCCTTTGATATTAAGTACTCATTTGGGTATATCATAATACCCATAAG